CTCACCTATTTGAGATTCGCAATGAGTTTCACACTTTTGAATCCAGATAGTGATTGCTCCCTTTTCTCCTGATTGTACGTTGGGTTCAATCCAGGAATGAGTTTTGACTTCCTGAATAAGCGGTCCTGTTTGCGCTTCGTGTAGCGTGCGAAGCGTTTCAAATGCGGGTCGCCCGAGCTGACGAACTCACAGAACTGCTCAAATAAGGGGTGATCAACACAATTCTCGAGGATCATAAAAGCACGGATCGCTTCCATGTCTTTGTTCCACTTTTTCGGACTATGGAACTTTTCCGGGTATACCAACGATTTTAGTGCACGAACGGTTGGGTACACAGCTCGAATTTGCCCGTCCTCATTCAAATAGCCCCGTTGGAATAAGCGTTGTAACGAAACGACTTTGTCAGGGTCATTTGTTGTCTTTTCAGCCTTAATCACTTGTCCAACGGTCTCACCGATTTTATCCAACTTCTCGGCAAATTTCTTATCATAGAAGCATGTTGTCCAAGACATATCATCTCCTATGGCATAGAGTCCAATGTGCTGATACTGACTAATAATAGTAACGTACTCGGCTAAAATGTAGTCAAATACTGTTTCAATAAAATTAGTCCAATTTGAGCCAGATGAAACTCCATGCTCACCCGTAAGCATAACATCTTCTCCCACGACGAGTGGTATTTGATGCATATAAGTAATGGATTCTCTTAGCGCATTACGATACTTAGGCTGAAAGCATTTTTCTAGTACATCGCATACTTCCATACTAGTACGCAGCTGAAAATGCGCATCAGTGGATGAAAAGTCAGAAGCGGATACAAACTTACCATTTAGGTACTCACGAGTTATCATACTTCTAACACCTTCAAATCCCCTCCAAGGTTCAAAGAACTGTAAGCCTTTATTACGCACAATTATTCGCTGTAAAGGCTGGAAGAAGGAGCCTTCCACGAGGTTCGCACTCATTGGAAACATCCAAACCAATCGAGTTTTGCGATTATAGTTCCTGAACAAGGCTATGGCAGGATACGTTTTCCATAGACCGTTCTCAGCCTCCTCGATAGACTGTTTGATGACTTCAGGCTTATTTCTACGGGTGAATAGAGGCCATCCTGAATTACTCTCGAGAGTGTCTCGAGCACGCATGTCATCTACTACGCGTTGATAGGACACGGGAGTTAAGCTAGCGCACCCAGCTCGTTGTAGAGTACGTGCTACAATTCGCTTGGCTTCTTGCCACTCTGGGTTGTCAAACGCAGTTGGTTTGCTCTTCCTACTGGCGAAAGTAGGGATCACTACATCATCCATTAGCTCCGAAATTGGTTTGACTTCCCCTTGCGGGCCCCACTTCTCAAGCTGATGAGAATCAAATTGGAATACATTCTTACCTGGGGCGTCACTATCCTCTAATGAAGATAGACAACGCATCCAGCGATGTAAAATCTCATCTGGCTCGAGTTGAACAACATGTTTGTTGTTGTAAAGATTGGATCTTGGAGTAGCTGATCTACCTTCCGAAAGACCGCGTAGATACTGCTCCAATCCGTGGTTGCTGGATACCACTTCCAGCATTGATGGTAGTAACTTGGTTTCTTTCATAGTGAAACCTCCTTTCATAAAGTGATAATTAAGTGTAAATTATCAATACTTCTTATTGTTAGAAGTGTTTGATAAAACTACAAAATTTGTAAATGAAATTCTTTGGAAAATTTGATTAGAATTAATCAAGAAATAAGAAAGTAAGAATATATTTACAAATTTTGTAGTTTTATCAAACACTTCTAACAATAAGAAGTATTGATAATTTACACTTAAT